ATGTATACTAACAAACCACAGGTTCACGTTGAACAAGGTGAACAATTAAAATTAACAATTAAACGGCTGGGCATCAACGGTGAGGGAATCGGCTATTATGAACATAAGCTGGTCTTCGTGCCGGGTGCACTTCCTACTGAAAAAGTCGTTGTTGAAGTCACTGAAGATTTAAACAATTTTATTCGAGCAGACTTAATCGAAATTCTAAGAAAAAGTGAAGATCGTGTTCAGCCAGTCGATGATTATGCCAATGAAGTCGGCGGTTTTGAATTAGAAAATCTGGCATATCCAAAACAACTCGAATTTAAACGTGATGTCATTAAAGACTCACTGGAAAAATACAAGCCAGCAGGCTATCGAAAATACAAATTATTACCGACAATCGGGATGGATGATCCAACCCACTATCGAAACAAGGCCACTTTTCAAATCAGAAGCGATGGTCAAAAGGTGATTGCCGGGTTGTACAAGCATCGCAGTCACACTGTAGTTGATTTAAAGACGTCCGCTTTACAGTACCCGCTCACGATGAAAGTCATGCGTGCCGTTGTTGAGATGATCGACGACTTGGGAATTCCGGTTTATGATGAAGAAAAAAACGCCGGAATTATCAAAACGGTCGTTGTTCGTGCCGCCACTGCAACTGATGAAGCACAGGTCACATTCATTACGCAGAGCAAAAAATTACTTAAAAAGCATCAATTGCTTGAACGCATTGATCACGATCTGCCAGAAGTTGTATCGGTCATGCAAAACGTTAATCCAGGTAAAACATCCCTGGTTTGGGGTGAAGAAACCATTCATTTGGCCGGCAAGGATAAAATTACCGAGGTTCTAAACAATTTATCTTTCGATCTATCCGCAAGGGCCTTTCTACAAGTCAATCCTGAAATGACAGCTGTCCTTTATCAAGAGGCTTTTAAAGCATTGGAGCTCTCTGGTAAGGAGAAATTAGTCGATGCCTATTCCGGGGTTGGTACAATTGGCCTCTCGGTTGCCCGTCAGGTTCGTGAAGTTCGTGGCATGGACACCATTAAAGATGCCGTTGATGATGCAAATGCCAACGCCATTAAGAATGGGATTGTCAATGCACTTTATGAAGTCGGTGAAGCTGAGAAGTTACTGCCCCTTTGGATTGAAGATGGTTGGAACCCAACCGCAATGATTGTTGATCCGCCACGAACCGGATTGGCAGATTCTCTAGTTGATACCATTCTGGATATTACGCCTAAAAAGTTCGTGTATATTTCATGTAATCCTTCGACTTTGGCGCGAGATCTAGTAAAATTAACTCGGAAGTATAATGTCGAATACATTCAATCTGTTGATTTAATGCCGCAAACATCACGATGCGAATGTGTTGTCAAATTTAAAAAGAAATAACCTTTTGAAACACCATTAAGAAGGGAGACTACCATGCAAAATCCATTCGGGAATGGTAATAATGATAACAATGACAATAACGATAATGACCCACGGAATTTAATTCCAATCCCGCCTAACTTTGCGACGGTCGTTAACAAAGAAACCGGTCAGATCAGGATTGCAAAGGTTGGCCTTTCATTCACGGCACTCTTCTTCCAAATCCTGGTACCGGTCTTTCGATCCGATTGGTATAATTTCTTCTGTATGCTGGGCGTTGAAGTCATTGTCGGTATGGGATTATCAATGTATCTGGTTCAACCGCTCAGCATTACCTTTTATACCGGTGAATATTTTCTCGGCGTTATCTGGATGCTTATTTACAACATGATGTACTTTAAACATCTGTTTAAGCTGGGGTATGCGCCTGCAGATCAGCGTTCAAAAGAATTGCTAATCAGTGCCCGCTATCTTAAGGATAAAAGTGACAATCAAAATTAAAAAAATGACGTCTAGTCGTATGATTCAATACGACTGCACGTCATTTTTTTATTTTCGAGGTCTTAAGAAAAATCGTTTGTGCTTTTTCTTTGGCTTTTCTACGGCAATTCCCCCCTTAACCAACTGTTGTCGTTCCTGCACACGCTTCTCATCAATATTCGGTGTTTCTCCCTGCTTTACTTCTGCCTTGGGAACCCCTGCCGGAATTCGATATGGGAATACCCAAAGTGCCGTCACAAAGAAGCGACCAATCAACCCGATGATCGGCACAAAGAAAACGCCAATAAAAATTAACACGTTAATCACATCTGAATAGAGAGACCGACGATCATGCCGAAGCACCCGAGCCAATTTCGAATCCGGCCGGTGAATCTTCAATAACTCCCTCACCAGAATTTCAAACGAAACACTCCACATTGTGAAAATAAAGACGTAGGCCAAATTAGGCACAACATCGAAAGGATTTGCAATACCATTTTATTAAGTTTTATTATCCTTACGTATAGCCAAACAAAGTATGCATTTTTAATTTTTAATCACTACTTACCACAAGTCTGTGGGAGATTTTGTGGGACCAATTTGTGAAATTCTCTTTCCTTGTGAAAAAGCAAAAAGCCCACCCCGAATTAACGAGGTGGGCTTAAATATGTAGCCCTTCTTGCTAACCAAGGCAAGAAAGGAGCTAAAACAAAATGGCAGATACTAGCGGCCAAGCTAGTGTCTCTGGCAAGCTAAAACCAGAATGAAGTTACTACTCCATGTCAATCTCTATTCATAGTGTAATTGATGTAATACAATTAGTAAAGAATAAATGGTTAAAAGTATTAAACTTCATATTGATACATGCTAAACTGGTAAATGGTAACACGCATTCCAGCCAAATGCTAATTACGTTACCAAAAGAAGTGATGCTTCATGTTAATCTCTAGTCTTGTAGGTGTTGTTTCTAATTTTCTTTGCCAGGTAGTAAGTGGTGTTCTCATTGCTGTACTAGCTGACAAGATTATTAATGCTAAACACCGCAGGTAACCATATACTTAGCTTACGAGTATCAGCGGCAAGCAGCTTAACGCAAAAGGGCTAAATATGTAGATCCTGTCCTTGAATAAAGGATAGGATCTTTTGGTTATTTTTTCAAGTAGATTCTTTTTACGTATGCCGAATTGCTTGAGATATAACCATTTGCGTACTTCAGTTTCAAGTGTGTGATTTTACCATACTTAACTGCATACGCCCAAATGCGCGAACCCTTAGCATAAAGTTGATCACTTTGAGTAAGTTTACCAAAATTCTTACGCTTATATACAAAGAGCTTTGGCGCTGTAACTTCATACAAGCCAAGTTTTTTTGATTGATAGTAACTCGCTTTATCACTTGTCTTGCTGCCTGATAGCGAGCCATCAAAGTCATAACTAGCGTCGACTCCGTGCCAGTTATCGCTAAACTGCCAGCTGTTTGCGTTATCTACCCCCGGCTGAGAAGTTCCGTAAGATGCCACCCAAATATGCTTGTCGACCAATTCCGAACGCTTAATTCGACCAGAATTAAACCATGAGCCTGATCCATAAGTTACAACGTTTTTATATCCGGCATTAATTAGATAGCGCAAGAAAGCATTAACTTGCGGTGTCGTGTTGTATGGCAGTCCAGGCGCTTCAACATCAATCACTAAAACGGTAGATTTATCCAGTCCAAACTTCTTAACCCACGCAAGAAAGTATTTAGCCTCAGACGTTCCGTAGCCGTGAAAGAAATGATAGACACTTACCGAACCAAATACTTTTAATGAATTGGTAACTTGTGCATTTGCTTTCGGATTCAAATAATTGGTGCCCTCGGTTAATTTAACCACCGCAAAGTCAGCGCCTAACTTTTTAAAATTCTGAAAATAGCTAACCGAGCTACCTTGATAGCTCGATACATCAATTCCGAGTTTAGGCATTTGCATCACTCTTTTCTACAATTTTCGGTGTCGCAGAAGCGGGTTCTGCTGAACTTTCAGGCTTTGGTGCAGATACTTGTGCGACTGCTGAAGCAGAGCTTGCCGGTGTTTGCACTGGTGCAGTTGGTTCAGGCGTTGTTTCGGGTTGATGGTTGTCATAACCTAACTTCTTAAATTGTTGATAAGCTGATTCAACAATCGAGTCCACAATTTCAGGCGTTACCCATGAGAAACCAAGTTGTGCCGCAAAATCAGCTACATCTTTGTCGGCTGCCTTTTTACGGTCGGACTTAGAAAGACCTTCAAGAGTGGCGAACTTGGTAACAGTGGTAAGTGCAAATTGAACGACTTGATTAAACTGCTTATTTTTGATGTGCAATTTTAAATATGGTTGCACTTGCTTTACGACAACGATAATCAAGGCAACGAGTGCCGCAAGAATACCAGTACTTTCCAGCCAGTTAAAGACATCAGTAATTTGTTTAAAAGTTTCCATAGATTATTCCTCCAGTTTGCCGTATCGTGCACGATAAGCGGCGTTTTCTTTTTTTAAAGCAGCGTTTTTCTGACGAAGATTTCGATTCTCTTCCTCTTTTAAGTCAATTTGTTCTTGCAACTTTTTAACGATTTGATCATGATAATCTTTGAATTTATCGTAATCTTTGTCCATTTCATCGAACTTTGAAGCTAGACCATCATACCGCTTCCTTAAGCCCTCATTATCATCTTTAACTGTTTTCAATATAAATTTCTCCAAGTCTGTGCGCTCCTTAGTCGCGCTGTTTGTATCGGCTTTATTCGAATGAATAAGCCCAGCGATCACGCCAATCAGTGTAACGACTGAGCCAAAGAAAACCGTTAAATTATGAGTTATCCAACTAAACATTACGCCTACCACCTCGCATAGCAGTGCCGATCAGCAGCGCAATTGCGAGGCTGGCAAACACCCAAGTTAAATTAAAGTGAATATCAAAAACGCCCCGGATCATAAATCCGAAGGCGAGATAACCAAACAATGGGGCAATAATAATCATGCCGGCATTCCTTAATGTAATTGAATCAAGTAATACTCCGCTTAGCAGAACAATCCCGCCAATCACTAGTAATCCGGCAAACCACCAATCATCGGCAGCACCGAAAACCACATGTTCCGCAAAGCCAGGAGGTGGTGGTGGTGTAACTTCTGGACTATCCAAATAATTCAGATGAAAAAAGATATACGTGCCAGCCATTAAGGAAGCCAAGCCGAAACATAAATGCGAATAATATTTTCCAATCCTTTTTAGCATTTTTATCACTTCCTAAATTTGGGTAAAATAAATACGCCATCCAGTCTTAACTGAATAACGCTTAATTTGTTGCTGCTGTATAATCCTTACAAAGTATTTCCTTATACTGATCGGCATCAACTGTTACATAATAAGTCATAAAAATATCCTTCTTTCTAATTAATAGGCTGATATGGAAGCGATTGTAGCATAGACATCATGCGCACCTCCTCATTTGTAAGAAAGATTTACTGTCAACGTATTATTCAATTCATAAGAAGTGTGTGAATTGGGGCCACCGCTAGAATACCCATGACAAATTAACTGATTATTTTTCAATTGAACATTCATATTGCTGAAAGAAGTTATGTCATCATCACCCCAACCGCTATTACCATCTGACGATGGGGTGACCAACGCTTCCTTAAATGTTCCAATCACATCACCGACATTTATAGGGTTGTCTTTTGCCTGAAACCAGCCCATAAGATATCCAACTGCCGGATTATTTTCATCAACTAAAACACCCAGCTCATTATAGGTTGGATCCATTCCAACTGGACTTATAGAAATGAATTTTCGTGAAGTGTCTTCCCAAACTTTAGTTGTCCCGCGATAAATTCTAGTAATTCTTTGTGCATTAGTTTGTATTGCCATTAGCTGTTAGCCTCCACAATCTGATATTCGCCGTTAGGATCCTTGGTTGCCAGAGCATCAAATTCGGCTTGTGTGCCTTTCCAAACAAGACTTGGATAGCCACGCTTGGTCAACTCAGCCAGCACATCGTCCATCGTGATAAAAGGCTTGCCATTTGATTTCAAGACGGGCGCAATACTAAATGTCTGTGCGGCTGTAAATGTTTGAGCCTGTCCCGTTCGGGCGACATCACTTGGAATACTGGGAACACCGTCTTTAGTGATATAAGGATTGCCAGTTGTTTTATCAATTGGCGCAGTATCGAAAGTATTTTTACCCGTAAACTCTTGATCTGAACCTGTTCGTGCTAGATCAGTTGGTAAACTACTTGCGAGAAGTAATGGATTGTTGTTGACCGTTGGAACGGTGTCGAAATTGTTTGCTCCAGATAAGTGAGCGACTTTGGAATCGTCAGCAGGTGTATAACCAATTTTATCTTGTTTAGCGTTAACTTCCTCAATCCCCGCTACATCGTTGGCTGGTTTACGCATATCAGCTACATTTACTTTATCATCTGGATTAGGACACCAATCAGTAGCTACGCTACCTTTTTCCACCTTAAGATTAGAAATTGTAAGAGTTCCCACAAAGTTATCTAGTCTAAAATGAACCCCAGTTGCTATATTTTCACTGCCAGTGCTTAAACTAAAAGTATTGGAAAAATGACCTGAAGTATTTGAATTCGACACCGTATTCAAATTCCCTATACCAGAATCCCATGGAAAATTATTCCATATAGCATTGAAAGTACCTGAAGGTGAACTACCCGAAACCGACCAATCAAAACTAATTGTAAACTGTGTTCCAAGTGCTGAAGCCAAAGTAGAAACATTGTATCCATTAGTTAGTAAATAATTATTCGTTGTTTGGTTTGCAGTATTTGTGCCAGTTGTGCTTAAATTATTTCCTGTACCTAATAGTAAATTAGTTCCTACAGCACTGTTATCAACTTGAGTTTGCAATGTGGAAACTTCCTCAATTCCAGCTACATCACTGGCAGGTTTACGCATATCAGAAACGTTAACCTTTTTATCCAGTTGTTGATTAACGTCAACCGTCTTGGCGTAAGGCTGTAACGCCTCAGCTAAATCAGTATCTGAAACATAAACGTCGTTTGAATTAGTAAAAGTGATATTACTGGTATTGCTAATATTCACTTTGTATGAATAAGTAACCGCTTGCGGGGTTACACCATCATATTCTGGCAAGTAATTAGGATTGGGGGATACCGTAATCCCATATAATATCTCATTACCCGAATCATCTTTAGCAAAAACAGCATAAGTTTTAACATAAACACCATCAGTTAATGCTTCATTATTACCAGTTGCTCGAATTCGAGTTTCACCAGTGTTATTATCCAGAGTAACTTCTGGATTATTAACTACAATTTCTTGTGGTGCAACTGTCGTTAATGCTTTTATCTGCTCATCAGTTAGTTGACTATTATTCATACTGGAAAAAACAATTTTGCTAAAAGTAATTTTAGTTTGACCAGCATTAACTTGATCAATTAAATTTTTGCCCGCATTAGTTAAGATTCCTACGTTTGGCGTTGCCAATTAAACCATCTCCTTAACAGTAATTTGTGGATAGGACTGGGCATGAACTCCTACATAAAGTTGGTTGTTAACTGTCGTTGCATACTGTAAATCCTTTAATAAATATTCTGGTGGCAGCATTGACTGAATAGCATTGGTTAAAATTTTACGTTTAACTTCTGCCTTGTCACCTGAATTAAAATCAAAGGGAATATTGGTCACTTCGACTTCTTCTGGATTATCGGTACCGTTAATGTCGAACACATCTGTGCCAATATTTAAAACCGTTGCAATCAACATTTTTAAATCATTAGTTGTAATGCCCATATGGTTCTTCAATAATTGTAAACGAACTTGAAATCGTAAAAAATCATCGTCATCATCTAGCCGATTGATGCCATAGTCCAGGGCAATATCTGTTAATGTTTGCCCGCTGGCGTTATTTAACAAAGCCTGATCTGATATACTGAGCAAGTCATTTTTGTGTTCATTAAGAAGATCAGCAATCAAGTTTAATAAGTTTTGATTATTTGATTCATCTTCCTGATTCATAATCGACGGAAACATTGAAACTAACCAGTTCCGTAAAGTACTATCAGATAAATCCGTTTCGGTTTGATACATTTAGCATCCCTCTTTAGTTTTCAATCGCGTTAATCGTAATATTATCAGAACTGATAACCGCCAATTGAAAATCACTGACACTAATATCCGTTTCTGACAATGCATTAGCATTTGTACCTAATTTAACAGCAACATCAGTCACACCAGCGGGCGAATATCCGGGACCAAATAGTTTTGAATAAAGAACTTTATCACCCATATTTAGAGTATCAAAGTAATTTAAGATATTAGTCTTAATGATTTTTGGCCCATTATCAGTATCAAAAACCGTACTGTTAACATTCAAATCCAATTCAACATAAATTGGTACCGTCTCAGCCCGATCAAACGAAACGGTATATTGACGACCACCTACGTCTGTTGCCATACCAATTACGGAGCCAATAGTTTTAGTTTGCGGCGGTAAAACATCAAAGAATCTTTGAGAAATTTGGCTATCATCACCGCCAATTACGTAAAGATGAACTGATTTAGGAGGATTCCCATGGCTATCTGTATTCATTGTATTATTATTGACCAAACGAACATCAGTTACTCCAGTTAGATTTTTAATGGCAGTTTGAATGCCATTAGGCGTACTATTCTCAGCACTTTTACGATTATCTAAAATTCGTTGCCGTAGCGCATCATCAGTTTCTGCATCCGTGCCACCTGTAGCTGCTTGCTGGTTAGTAACTGCATAGAAACCGTCAATTGAATTAACTGGATTAACAATAGCTGCCGGCATAACATTTGAATCTGTCCCAGTATCTGTGGCTACCGCTTGAACTGTTTGCCTGCCCAAAGGATTGCCATCATCATCAATCAGCGGCTGAGTATTTCCGCCACTATCAACATATGTTGCTTGCTTAGTAATCATAACATCTGCCAAGGTTGAAAATAGTTGACCACCTGGGGTAGAGAATTGTGTCCCTTCTGGAATAACAGTTGGCGAATCTGGATCTACATAACCATCAATTTGCAAATACACATAAGCATTAGTTGCCGGTTTACGGTAAACGCTAATTTCAGCTGCCAAGTCATCCAGATTTGCTCCGGAACTTTTCAAAACAAAAAATGAGTTATAAACCCCCTGGGCCAGACTTTCCAACGTGTCATCAACTTCTGATAAAATGCCAGCAATCATTCCTGGCGTCTGCTCATCATCTAAATCAATGCCATCACCAAAATATTTGACAAACAAAGCATTGATATTGTCTCGTAGATCATCTAGTTCAGGACGATCATATCCATTAGCTGTTAGTGGCATCATTTTCATCTCCTTGATCATCGACGCTAACACTACTCGTGACAGTTTCACCAGTTGTAAGGGTGACTGTTGCTTCCAGTGAAGTAATCCGCTGTTGTTGATTAACTTCGAAATTAGTAATTTCAACTGAATCAAAAGTATCGGGCCATTGTTCTTGCAGATAGTCAGATAAAATCGACTGAATAATCCCTTGATCATCTGCATTAGCAAGTAATTCGTTATGATCAAGACCAATATCTTCATTCCAAAGCAATTCAGCAACATTAATGTTTAATAGTAAACTGAGTTTCTGAGCAATTTCATCATCATTTTCGACCATATTAAAAGCACCAGTGTTTGGGTTAAAATCCAAATCACCGGTGCTGTCTAATCCAAATGCAATCATGGTTTAATCACCGCCTCAATCACCGCATCTTGTATCGAATGCATTCTTTTGGTATCGATTTTGTAGTTGCTTTTACCAGACCAATTGTCCATCTCACGATCACAAAAGCCAACCCAAACAACCGAGCTAATTGCCATTGGCTTATAACCATTAAGATTAATATTTTTATTAGTACAAATTTTTTGAAAGAAGGTGTCCATTTGCCAAACTGATGCAGGAACAACAACTTCAGTTAAAGCCGCTCGTTTATCACCATCTGATTGAAGTGGCAGCGGTTGAACATCACAACGGTGATGAGCCTTATCATATGAAATTACCCGTCCAATTGTATGACAATTAATTTCTGACTTAAAAAATTCCAAAAATTCATTTTTCAAAAAATTGGATTGCTTATTTTTAGCATCAATTGCAACTTTTCTTTTCTTAGGCATAAACTACCACTTCCATTTTATAAGAATCCTGGTCATGAGTATGATCAACGCTTTTTACTCTATGAAGACCAGTAAGATTGGCCGACTTCACATAAACTGCCGATCCTGCGCACACACGTGGGTCATCAAAACACTCTAAGGTCCATGTTGGCTTACCGTCATCATCACTATTATAGGTTGGCTCTTGAGTTAATCCATGATGCATCGTGAGATAAAGATGTTCATTGTAAGGATTAGGCTTCACACCATCATCGATATATAAGGCACCCTTACGATAATAAACCGTGCTACCGCAATCCTTTACAATTGCTTGAATTGCTGCTAAGGGCTTGGCTGATAGCGTATATCCTTTTTTGAAAACATGATTTTTCTTTAAATTAATTGCTGAAATTTCAATTTTTGCCTCACGTTTAATCCGATTAATAATTTGGCTGGCTTTAGTTCCCTTTTTGAACGTAATGTTAACTTTGCTGATCTTTCGCTTTTTATATGAAATTGATTTCCCATCACTTGCTTTAACCGTGTGGGTTACCAATTTTGATCCGTTAAAATTGCTGTAAAGACGTTTATCCTTTGAATAATCGCGTCCTTCTTCGAAAGTTATCTGAGTTTCTTTATCCATGCCACTTAGGGTCTCGGGAGCAATTTGAGTGATAGTTCCCTCAGTTAATTTACCGTATAGATCAGTAGGCCCACTGTAAACAATGATGTGATCATTTTGATTAATTTTGGCCAAATGAGTCTTGGATAAATTAAACAGGGTTACCGTGCAGGTAGCAGGGCTACCACCATCATCAGAAGGAATATCATAATTAATCGGCACATTGTTCTTTTCTGAAAGAGTTAGTCGGTTACCATTATGAGTAATAACCAAAGTAGTCAAATATCCCCAATAGTAGCCTTTGCTCATAATTTTTTCTACCATCATTTTTCACCATCCGGAATATCATCAATACATAATTGCACAGTATCCCCTAAATTCCCGAGATCAATTTCATCCTCATTTCCTGACTCATCCATTGGAATAATTGTTTCAATTGGGAGACCCGGAGCATTTATACCGCGCCATAACGGTTGGTTTAAAGTTGCTATTTCGCCAAGCCAGATTGGTGTACCATCGAGTTGATAAATATCTACCGTAAGTGACTGATCAATTTCATTCCACTGGAATCCAAATAAATAGTTTCCTGAGTCTAAATCAATCTCTTGCTGATAAGGAATATCATCTGGAGATACCGGAATATAATCATGTACTGGCATTATTCATACCTCACTTTCGCTCCAACTGGGATCGAATTAGCTGGCCATTTATTTAACTTTTCCAACTCAGAAACTTTTACTCCCGTTTTTTGCGAAATTGACCAATAGGTCATCCCTATTTTAACGGTTGTCGTTTTATGAGTGGTTTTCTTAGTGCCACTTTTTTTAGTATTTGCTGACTTAGATTTGGTCTTTGATTTCTTTTTAGCATAATCGATTTTGGACTTCATGGCATACGTAAAGGTTAGTGATAGTGCCAGTGAGTTCTTGTTTCCTGCTGTGTTGGCTGTTTTACCGACAGAGGATAGATAGGCGTGCGCCCATTTAGAAAAGCCACGAACGGTAACCTCAACTCCCTTTCGAGCCCAGCCTTGTAAGATTTCAAATTGTGTATCTAAATCACTCGTTTTGCCAAATAAATAATACGTTCCTGATAACTGTTTGGAACTTCGAACACTGTAATTAGTTCGAGGATCTGAGTTATCTACTTCGTTAGTCGGAACATCCTGATCGTTAGTTTCAGATGGATCTGATTCGCCTAAGATAAAAACTCGACTAGTCATTGCATCTGCCCGCTGAATTGTTGTTAGTCCATTAAGATACACATTCTTATGTATCTTATATTTTTTCTTGGCAGCTGCAATTTTATCGCTAATTTTAGATCGATTTTGAGTTTGTTTCTTCTTAGTTTCCGCCCTTTTCTTAGCAGTATAAGCATCGTGATAAGTCTGATAAACTTTCTTATCCTTTGACTTTTTTGCATTAATATCATCAATTTTTTTCTTTTCAACACTAATTGCATGATTGGCTTTTGTACGAGACTTTAGCTGTTTTTGATATTCAGAAGTATTGGTAAGCTTAGTAATTGATTGATAGACTTCTTTTTTCTGTTTAGTTAGGTCTTTAATGGTTGACTCAATTGACTTTTTTCTTAGAAGATTTCTTGGTTTTGCTCAATAATTTCTTCTGCTTATCAATTTCATCTTGTTTGGCATCATAGGCATCTCTAAGGCTGTTATACCCATTTTGCTTTTGCAGATATTCATCATAAGTGTCTAACTTATCCTTAGCCTTATCAATGGTACTTTTAGCATTATCAATTTGGTCAGCATCTTTGCTGACAGTTGATTTCCATTCGGTTGATTTCTTTTGCAAATAAGTTAAAGTCTTACCTTTAACAGAATGTTTTGCCGATTTTTTGGTCATACAGTAAGACCTCCTTCATCATTTGAGCCTAGCAACTGACGCATTTTCTCAACGAGATCGTTATTACGTTTTTCAATTCGTTCATCAATTTTATTGATTGTTGAACTATCAGCATGGCCTTGAATAGTCAAATTAGTTCGAGCATCAATTGATACTTTTTTATTTTGACCGTTAATAATCTTTTCAGAAGCTTCGTGCGGGATCATTAGACCACCCGTATCAGGCTTAAACAATTCCCAGCCGTCTTCATGAACTTTAGCTAGTTGATTCTTTTGAATTCGGCCGCCTTTGGCATATCCTTTAATCGCTTTATATGCGGCTTCGGCGTTGCTAATACGAGTTCCTCCGGTTGCGTCTTCATTACCGCCTGACTCCCAACCAGCGAAGAACTTTCTAGCCGCGTTGGCTGGATTAGTCATTCTTAATACTGCTTTAAAGGCTCCAGATTCGCCAGGTTCATGAAGCGCGTATTCCAGTTGACCTTTGGCAGAGTTCCAAGCATAACCATGCTTTTTCTCCCAGTTACGCAATCCGGTTTCACGTCCAAATGTCCATTGGCCTAACCCAGTACCATGATCAGCGCTATCAATTGCCGAAGGGCTTAAGCGTGATTCTTGCATCCAGTTACCTAGGATACCGGCAATTCCGGCATCAGTAGCAGAGGGATAAGCTTGTTTAAGGGCTTTCGCTATTTCTCTAGCTCGTTGACTTTCATCTCCAGCAAGACCAACAGATCCCATATCACCATTATCGCCAAACTTGTCAGCTAACTTAGACATAAATTTGAAGAATCCGCTGCCAACTTGTTTCTTAATGAGCGATTGAATGCTATTAGAAGCTGATTTTTTACCTTTTGAGACAGTCTTCCTTGCTAATCCCCTAACCTCACCAAATAGTGGGCTATATCCTGGTACTGAGCCAGAAATTGAATGCATACCAATGTCTGGATGACCATTAGGCGCGAATGCTGACCAATACTTATTTCCACCAGCAAAGACTCCAACGTGTTTACCGGGTCCCCAGAACACCAAGTCACCTGGTTTAGCGTTTGAACGACTAATGTGTTTTGTTTTGCCGTATTGAGCACCAGAAAAGTGGGGATAATCAATGCCAAAGGCGTGTTTTAGAGCATACATAACAAGTCCAGAGCAGTCAAATGTGTTAGGACCCGCAGCACCCCAAACATATCTTTTACCACGACCATACTTTTCAACAGCGGCCAGTAGTCCGGTAGCATCACCGCCACTGCCTCCATCCAGATTAACCATCCCCCAAAGAGACTTCCACCAATTAGTAGCCGAGGATTTCATCTTACCAAAGAAGCCATTGGCAAAGTCTGATAAAACAGTTCCCTTGCCAGATGGCTTTTTAAGCAGTCCATTTAAATATTTACTTGGATCCTTAACAATTGACTTAACGGTATCAAATACTTTCTTAGTGGCCTTAACAACGCCACCAGCGAAGTTACCAATTGCTCCGAATCCTTTTTCAACACCGCCAACAACCGATGAGCCAATGCTCTTAGCACCATTCCATAGATTGCTTAGCAAACCAGTTCCCTTAGCAAAGTGGCTCATCCCATTCAGCGATAAGGCAAACTTTGTTTCAGAAGCGTTTAAAATTTCAGCGCCTGGTTCAAGCAATCGTTTAACATTAGTTCCTTTAATCAGTTCACTCATACCATTAGGATGAATCAGCATTTCACGATTACCAGTTTCAGGTGAGTCATGGCCGTCATTTAACATTGCTAAAGTTGGTTTAGTAATCTCACGGCGTTGATTGCCAAGCATACCTGTACCATTAGCAAAGTGAACATAACCAATCTTACCAATTGCTTTACTTGAACCACCAAACATGTGGATAACTCCATCAATTAAACCAATGCCATCATTTAGAACTTTTATGATGTCGTTGATACCATTCTGAACGTGCTTAACAATTCCTTTCCAAAGATTACTAAACCAATCATCAATCCCATTCCAGAAGTCTTTCCATCCCTTGCCGATATCTTTCCAAGCATTGCTAAAGAATTTAATCGTATCTTCAAGCCTGCCGCCGGTTAGTTTATTAACCCAATCAAAACCAGTCTTAAATAGATCTTTAACATCATTCCAAAGATCTTTGGTTAACTTTCCAATATCTTTACCAAGTCGACCCCATTTACCAGTAAACACGTCAACAATTACTTGAATAAGGCTCTTGATAGTACGCCAAGCGTCCTTAATTATTTTGGCCATATCCTTGAATAGCCAGCCCCAACGATTATTGACATCTTTTACCAAATTATTAATGTATTTAGAAACGTCTTTGGCTAATTTTCCAAACCATTTAGTAATATCTTTCCACGCCTTTTTTGACCATGAAATTAAACCGTTGACGAATTTACGAAACTTCTTGTTGTGCTTATATAATTCATACAAGGCTGCACCAACGGCAACCACTGCTACGCCAAGCAAAACAAAGGGGTTAGCATCAGTTACTATATCCATGAGCTTTTCAGCACCAGTTACTTTTAAAATCTCTTCTCTAAACCTTTTTAAGGCCCGTATCGTATCTAGAATTTTTTTTGCCACAAATAATCCTAGTAACGCTGTCCCAACCCCTTTAATAAGAGATTTCTGTTTAGCAATATTCTTTAATCCATTAGCAATACCTTTTAACCCCTTGGAAGCTTTGCCGCTATTTCCGCTCATTGATTTAATAACAGCAGCTATTGGTTTCCATACTCCAATCGCAAGGCTTTTAACAATTGAGAAAAGAGAAGTAACAATCTTATTCAGGTCACTATGGTGTTGGCCAATAAAAGCAACCGCTTTACCAGCAAAATCGCCAACCTTTGTCCCTAATAGTTTAACAATATTCTCTAGTTCTTTACGGGCAGACTTTAAACCACCATTTCTACCAGTCATTGAATCCATGCCCTTAGCAAACCCAGCAGATAAAGGTTTGGCAAAAGCCACTTCCAAATTTTGCCATTCACCTTTAATGGCAGCTATCTGCCCAGCAGTGGTTTTACCAAATGCTTTCCATGCCGATCCACTACCCTTGGCAGCCTTTATCATCCAGCTTTGCATTTGAGAGCCGCTTATTTTACTATTTTGTAACGCTTTATTGAAAGCTGAAGTAGTCATACCACTGGCTTCTTGAATTTGCTTCCGCAAAGCCGGCAATTGACCAAATACTCGGTTAAAGAATCCAGCGCTTACTGTTTTGGAACCCAACGACTTAGCAACCATGCCTGTCATTTGCTGAATTTGTTCACCAGTTTTACCAGCTTCTGATCCATAAGCGGACATTTCATTAACCAAGGTTTTAGTTATTGGAACACTGCTAGTTAGAGCATAAATCTTTTTCTGCATATCATTGATAGCACCACCAGACATATCGGCTTTAGAACGAATATCACCTATTTGATCGCCTAATTCCTCTGTCTGTTTGCTGGTTAAGCCAACCGTTTTCCACTGACTTGCAATACGTTCACCTGCTTCGGCTAGTTCGAAGCCATTCTTAGCAGAGCTCCAAATACCTGAAGCTAAATTCTGAATACCATTAGAAACTGCTGTCCCAACAAAACTACCGAAAATAATATCGTGTAGTCGTTTAACACGATCATGCGCTTTATCAACATGATCACTATAATCTTTGATTAATTTTGAACCATTGCTGGCAGATTTGTTTGAGTTATCAAAATTAGTTTTAATATCTGTAACCTTTTTAGTTGGTAAATCACGCAGCTCATCTTGGACTTTGTGAATTGTATCAGCATCTTTTTTGGCTTCATTATTCAGTCCTGAATTCAGCTTTATTTTTTTGGCGGCATCACTCGTATACTTAAATTCCTGCTGCATTTTATGAACGTTTTCAGTGACCTGATTTGTTTCATTCTTTGCAGAACCCATACTGTGATAAACGTCTTGGACTGCATCACGAGTCTTTCTGACTTCGTCACTACTCTTACCACCAAAGCCACTAAAATTGTTTTTGAATTTATCAGTAATTCGAGAGGCTTCTTTCATTGTCTCCAGGAAGTCATCCATCATGCTGTTAGCCCGTTTAAAATCGTCTAGTCCATTCATACTGAGATCAAGTCCAATGCCAGCATGACGAACTTCTTTTGCTTCAGCCATTATTATTTGCCTCCTTTCTAATTAATCTTTTTATGTTGAACTCCTTAGTGGGATAATGAAAACATTCCATTCGGGCTCTAACCAGAGCATCGTGCAACATATTCTTTGTAATGACGTTCATACTCTTGCTTGGAAACGGGACTGCCTTTGAATGTTAACCCAGTAAAAATAGATTTATATTTGTGATTTTGGAAATTCTTATTTTCTGGAATCACATTTTTATTGCACATCATGCTCTGCCTCCTTTTATTTTCCCTTCTTTTTCCCAAACATTTCATTTAATATTTTAGCCATGCCATAATACACACCTTGGGCAATAACCGATTCCTTTTCTTGTCGAACTAATTTAGCTTTGGCTCGATTAAAAATATATTCATCTTGAGTCATCAAGTTAATCTGATCTTCACTAACTCCTAATTCAACTGACATAACCAGAAAATCTTTATTGATTTCTTTTTCTGCCAAATGGTCATCAATTTTGCCAAATTCATTAACATATTTGGAATTACTTTGGTCGTAGCGTTGTTGCAAGAAAGCGAAACGATTCCATCAAAATATTTAGTAAGCCGTTCCGTGCCAATAACGCCCCAAGATAGGCTTGCGCCTCACTTAATGCAGTAGCACCTAACCCAGAACCATGTTCGCCTACATTCCAATACTTCATTTTGACGATTTGTGGCGTGCTTTCATCAGTACGCAAAACTTCCTTATCAAGAGAATCCAAAGTATCGTGCATATTGAGTGCTCCAGAAGGGCGGTTAGTCATCATAAAGATTTGTAATGCCGTTCGGTAACCCGGAAAGACCATATTAATTTTTACTTCATCACCAGCACTGTTTTGCTTAATAATCGTTTTCTTAGTTAGTTTTTCTGGTAAATCATGATTCAAGATACCGTAATTCAAATGTGGACTAACTAGGACGTTCTGCATCAATAATTCAAATGCTTTACCGTAATCAGACGTGTCGTCGCCGACATTCATTAAATCCATAACTTGGGTAGCCACTCCAATACCTGGGTCTTGCAAAGTGATCTTTGTTGTGTGTTTTTTATCCTTATCGTCTGTCCATTCAACTGTTTTATGAATCTCATTGCCCATTAAGGCTTCAAGCTTTTTTTCACTATTTTCCATTTTAATTTACTCCTTATGTAGAGGACCACCGCAGCGGTAGCCCCCTGTTCCATTTTAATTTAAGAAAACATTGAATCGTCTGGCGTATTACCAGTATTTTGATAGTAACCAACCAAAACTGACCATGCCAATGAATATGCTGCTTCATTACCCTGGTTAGCTGGCAAACCGGCGAGTCGGCATCCTTCTGCGGTAATTTTTTCTCCAGTTGATGAATTAACAATGTTCAATCCGAACAAATCATCAGCAGTTAATGGACCTTCTTCCATTAAGTCATGCTGAGCATGATACATATAGAACAGAATATCTGTCGTAGATGTTCCTGGGTAGGTGTTTAAGGTAAGCGTTCCAGTTTCATCTTCTGTATCAAAAAACATAACATTCGAATGAAAATCGCCTTGCATAGTAGTATCAGCACTCGTTCTCTGCGAACTAAATGCTTCACCACTTTGAAAGCCACCAAGTTCTTTAGATTGGTTCTTCCACAGTAAATAAATATGGAGGAAACGAGCAGAGTAAAGATTGACTTCTTTACCATTGGATAATGTAATTGCCATTAGTATTTCCCTCCCTTTACAAAGTCAAATCAAGTTTGGCATTAATCGTATCAATGTCGTCAGCAATTTGAGTGCTTAAACTAAACCCATTATATTTACGGGCAGTAACGTCACTGTTCAACACATTGGATCTAGGCACACTGTTAACAGCAATTGCCGTATACAACACACCCATTTGTAATAGGCTTGTGCTGACAGCGTTGATAGTTTGTGTCATCTCTTTGATTGTTGCATCATTGTAAATTGGGAAATTCTTACGGTTAAGATATTTTTGCAAGTTAGTTTGCAATGTATCAATCACTAATTGAGTATGAACAAATTGATCAATGTAATTGCCAGCAAGTGCTTTACCATTTAACAGCATATAATCGCCAGCCTTATTCACGACCAAAGTGGCATTCAAGCCAGCAATTGTATCATGATCATCGGTTGTTAAATCAGCATCTGGTTCAAACTGTGAAAGGCTACCAATATGCTGAAAATCAACTGGTAGGTTAGCAGCGGCGTACGCTACTGATTGAGCAGCAGGATAACGATCCGTAGCCGTTTCAACAATTGCAGCAGTGTTGCCTAACTGGTTCTTTACTGTTTGATAGCCAGCAACATGAGTTGCTAACGTTTTCAGTGCGGTAACCGAGTTTGGCTGAGTTACCAACATAATTCTTTGGTTATCATATAGAAAATCAGAAAGCGCTTCGATCTCAGTCTCGGTTGCTCCGTCAAGTACTAAATATTTAAAACCATCAAATAGATGCTGGGTAATTCCAACAACAATTCCCGGTGTTGTGGTAGCCGTAACCGTACCACCGGTAGTTGTTCCTTGAGATTGAACCCCTGAAGGTGTATTGGAATCCACATTAGGATGTGCAATAACTTCAACAGGCCCATTAAAACCATTAACCTCGAACATAGCTGCTGCTTGAGCATAGACACCTGTGTTTTCTGCATAATCTGCCGATAAACTATTTAAGTCATCATAAATGTTGCTCTTGGTAGTGGCATCGGTATTTTTTGTATCAATTGCTACCAATGGAGTGCTATCCGAATTGGTTAAAGCGTGGATAGCAACAATGAAATGTACATCAGTAGTTTGTTTAACAATATCTGACACTATGATTCAGCTCCTTTTTTTATATTAAATTCTGGATTTACACTGGCAATATTTCCCGTTTGTGTTTGATCAGTGAAGTTGTCTTGAACTTCAAACGTATAATCAGCCCCCGCCGTGAATTGCCAATCAACATCTAAATATTGATCAACTGGTGGAATAGCATCACAGTCTTTAGCCACAATGCCTTTTTGAAGCAAATCATATTCAGGCTGCTGTAGAAAAAACAATTTTCGTAACTGATGTCCTAATGATTTAGCTTCCATTTCATCATTTGAAATAGCCTTAAATTGAACATGCAAATCAAACGTTTCGTTTTCCACATCGCTAAACAATACCCGATCATAGTCATCGTATATCTTATAAGTGATATAGGGATATGCTGGCGAAGCACTGTTGACACTTTGTAGACGCACGGTAACACCTGGGAAGTATTGCTTAATCTCGGCAACCAAGGCGGCCGAGAAAGCATGATAAAAATCGTTACTCATCAGTACCAACCTCTTTTATCTGGTAGTAAGTCATTCCGGCGGATAAATCGTCCGCGTGATTGACTACTTCGTACTTCGACCCATTAGATCGTTGGACTATCGTTCCCTTAGGACAAGCTACCATATGAGATAACCAATATAACGTGCCAACCGGTAATTGTCCGCCATCTTCTTGACTGTACGTCATGTTAGGATTAGTGGTATTAGTGATAACTTCGGAAACGTGATAGACCTCATCTGGTCCCATAATTGGTTTCCCAAGATCGTCTGTTTCACCGGTATCTTTTCCAATAACAGTAATCGTTAGGTCTTCAGCTAACTGATCGTTCATAAAAGCAAAGTTGTTAAAGTTCTGAAACGCCATGATTACTTACCAGTAGTTGCTTGACTATTAGTAGTTGAAGGAGCATCTGAGGCTTGTGTAGTGCTCTGATCACCCAAGCTTACGTCACCACCAACTTCTGTTGGTACCACTTTGACATTGCCAGGGGTTGATTCACCAGCAACGGTAAAACCCGGCACGGCAATAAATTGTCCTAAGAATTTTTGAGTATCTGGATCATAAAAAGCAGCATAATATTTTCCGTCGGGAATACTATCGCCAGCATCATAACCAGTAATATGAACCACATAGGGAGCAGAAGCACTAGGCAAGAATGCAATATTGTCTGGTTTTTCAGTGCTACGTTCCGGTTTTACATAAGCTCCGTTGCTATCTTTAACGGCTTCTACAACAACTAGTTCTTTACTCATAAAATCAAATCCTTTCTGTAATCCAATGAATGGAGTCGCGTAACTCGCCCTTTTCAATCAATGGATCATCAAATCCTTTGTTCGCAATTGTTAATGGTGCATTTTTTGGTTCACTGAATTCTTTTATGGTTCGCTTAATATCTTTGACAATAGCATCACCCAAAACAGGAAAAACGTCCTGATAATTTATCTCTCGAATGAATACTTTAAATGCCAAATCAGCAGCTAATTCAGTCCAATTATCAAGATAGTGGTCAAACGTGTAACGCAAAAAAGGACGCGGTGGAATATGCACCTCATCCTTTAATATGAACATCACTCGCATTCCATAAGGTTGCGATTTATCTGGGACCGCCAAAACATGATTATGTGGTGGCTTGGGCCTAAAAAGATTGGCAATCTCTCCGGGCTTACGCCCTTTAGCTTCTTTAGTTGGAATGATTAGACATGCTTTATTCTTAGGCTTTATACTCGGATAAGCATCTGCTATGCTATCGTCTGCCCCATATTCATTAACCAAAGCGATCATATTCAAACGACTGTTAGTCCAGGGCACCCCAATGGATAATCTGACGCTCTGTAATTTTTCCAGCTGTTCAATGCCACTGGTTAAATGATTAAAGTCCTCTGTCATTCTGTCCACACGGCTCCCATATCATCTGAAACACCATAATCATCAACTATTTGGTTATATTCTTGTAAATAGGGATCAATGCCATTGAAGTTAACCATAGTTTGGGTGTTGCCAAAAGTACCAGCAGACTGAACACCACCATAGTTCATAAACCAGTCTGTATATAATAAATGACGCGTCCAAGAGATAATTCCCCTTGCTAACGCGTCATCACTAATTTGATCATGCTGAGCTTTTGCGATTGCATCATTAATTCTTTCAGTAATATGGTCATCACTGAAACTTTGAAAAATTTTATAATCACTTTTCACATCAACGATTGTGGGTGTTTCAGCCATCGCTGATTACCTCCTATTTACCAGTGCCAGATCCGCTGGTTGATGATCCAGAACCGCTGGTTGATGAACCAGATCCACTGCCTGACGTACCTGAGGCTTTAGCTTTAGGTGAATTGATAGTTGGGACAACATAATCAGTTCCAACTTTAAAGCCATATTTAACTAATTGAATGTTACGTGGATCATATGATACCTGGAACAACGGTTTAGTTCCTGCTGCCAAATCAGCTAAATAAGTGTTGGGATTAGTTTGAGTCAAGTCAACATCTGTTCCGGCAACATGGCAAGTAACTACTCGTTTCTGAATAATGGCTACCATGCCGCCCTTTTGGAATTCGTCACGTTGAACGACTAGGCCATTATTCGGAGTAGCAGTTGCATAATCAATGGCTCCAGGGCCGAAGATGAGTGCATAAGTAGTTCCATCAGAAGCAACCGGAATGCTATCATCTTGAATGATGCTCATACCTTGATAAGTGGCAATTGGAGTAGCTGCGCCAGCAGGTTGCAGGTATTCAATCAATTGTTGTTCACGCATTTCTGAATAAGCTGCTGAGTTAACAACTAATGTCGATAAGGTGTTATCCATTACATCACCCATACGCGCGAGTGCCTTAACAAAGTCTGCGGCAGATAATTCCTTTTCAGCACCAACACCGAAAGACTTTGCAGTTGCAATATCTGCGTTGTTGAAAGTGGCTTTAACAGTATCCAGCAAAAGCTTTGTATCTTGGCGAGTCCACCAGTTACCAAAACGATTGGCAATCTGTTGCTGGGTGCTTGCGCCAGAAATCAAGTCTCCCCAGTCAGTATTACCGAATGACTTGCTCTGATAGGCTTTAATGCCGTATTCCATAGCAGAATCAACACCATTAGTTTGAATATCGTTAGTATCATTCCATTCATCAGCGTCACCATTTAAATCATTCATTGCAGGAATCTCAACCGTTCGTCCCGGTTGAAGCAATCGGCCACCTAATACTGGGTCATTTTTCAAGACACCAGATTGAATAAATCGATTAGTTTGAGTATTTTGACGATAGATCCAGTCCAAAAAGACTGTTGGTTCAATTAAATTGCTAAAATTCGTAGGGTTTCCGTTAATTACGGTCATTACCTACACCTCCTATTTAAGTTTGTTGTACAAATCTGGGTTCTGACGATAAAGGTTAGTTTGCTCTTCAAGGCTCATCTGCGCAAAATCTTCGCGTGTCATAGAAGCGTTAAATTGTTGACCGCCATTCTGTGGTGATTGATTACCCGTAACTTTCTTTTCAACAGCTTCCTGAACTGCTTTGTTAAATAAGTTTGTAAACTTATCTAAGTTGTTGTTACGAACATCTTCTTTAACATCACTAATAAACTCCGCAAATTCAGCTGGAATGTGCTTGTCAGTTAAAGCCGTTTTGGTTGCAGCTAAGGCATCTTTACGGTTCGCTTCATCTAATTTTTCTTGAAGGCGATCTTGTTGCTCCTTTAGGGCTTGTCGTTGCTCTTTTAAATCGGCTTGGGCCTTCTCACTAGCATTCATGCCGGCTCGTTTTTCACCCTTTTCAAGCCATTCTTGTTCCTTTTGCTTCAGCTTCTTTTCAAAATCATCCTGCAGATTGCTTTCAACTTCCTTAGCTTTAGCTGCCATCATTTTCCCAATATCATCCTGTGTATAGGTTTTACCAGATGGCTTGGGATCTTTAGGATCTTGAGCAGGATCGTTAGATGTTGGCTTTGGATCAGTTGGTTCAGGGTCATTACTTGGATCAGCAAAGAATTGCAAATTTGTTTTCATCATCAAAACTCCTTTTTTAAGTCCGTAGACTGAATTGTTTGTAAGTGCAATAACTAGATCGATTATTCTTTAACGCCTGCAATCGAGAAAAAGGCAAAATAAAAAGGCACCGTTTTAAGTGCTATAGTAACTTATTCAGTTAAAACACGATCAAGTTCACCAGACAGCAGATTCCCATCTTCATCACAGGCTACCAGCTGGCAACGACACCTTGGATGAGTATCCGCGACTGGAATCGGTGCTTGTCCATAGGCAAATGTTTGTCTATCAAGTGGTTCACAAATATCACAAACACGGCCATCTTCCTCGGTTAACCACTTCACATACTGGACATTCTGTTCATCATACGCTCTGCTCTTACCACTGTTGCTATTGCGTATAGCTTCATTAGTTGTTAACGTATGGATTCTGGACAGCATCTGATTCATAGGCGTTGCTAAATTGTCATCAATTCGATCACCACTTTGAGGAATGCTGCGGGTCATTTTGTTGATGTCTGATTTCTGCATGCCACGACTCAAACCTTTATTTAGTGTTTCTTTCATTCGTGTCGTCATGACGTCACCATGAACCCAAATTCGTTGAGAATACTCAGCTTGGTTGGCTACTTTAGCCGGAACCGTTGTTAACTTATTAGGGCTAGAGTCCTCATATCCGTTGATGTACTGCTGCTTAAGTTCATTAACGGCAAATGATTCACTTTTTGCTGTAGCAATGCTCATACCGGCACCAATCATTGCACCCAACATATCGCGTCGAGAAATAGATGCTTGAGCAAAGATTGCTTGCAAGCGTTTAGATAACTCATCGTCAGGACTAGCATCAGCTAACATTTCATCAATTGCCTGGTAAAAGCTCTGAATATCCCAGGAATTAACCTGTTGAGACACTTGATTAAGAGTTAAGCCATTATCATCAGCATATTCGTTATAAAACTCTTGGAGATGATTACCAATGATACTTAAGGCCTGCTGATAAAAGCCGTCAATCGTCTGATTGTTGCGGTTGTCCCGTTGGATCAGTTTGTTGATCTTCTTGCGCTCCTGCTTGATCGTTGTCATCATCATCACCCGATCCGTTGTTCATCTTTTGTAACTTAGCTTGTGCATTCGCCATTATTGTGGCGGTCCGATCATCTTGCTGAGAGTCGTCATCAGCAGATCGCTCTTGTTCCTGATCAGCAGGAATCCCAGTAATCGGTTCGGCTAATTCACGTAATGTTTGTGCAGAGAACTTACCTGTTTGATTCAATCCTTGAATTAACGTCATGGTTTCCTGGTTGTTCTTAGGCAGGTTTGGCGTAAACGTAATGGTTACATTATCGGCTGGATTACTGTCATCCGTCACTTTGATACCTGTGCTTGAAACATAGTTCCAATAAATTGCCAATAGTCGGAGCCGTCTTCTCAAGCCCCGCTGATAAAGTGTTTCTGACATTGCCATTTCCTGATCGGATCCCCATAGTTTATAAGCCATAGCAACACCAGAGGCATTAGCTGCGAAGTTTTGATCAGTTGTATCTGGCGTGTTAGTGTCTTTATGAATATCAGATAACAACTGCTGAATGTATATCTGCCACTCACTCGCATTCAATGACTTGGTTAAATAGGCTGCTGAAGTATTACTGATGGTTTGCGAACCATTAGGATTATCATGCACGTATGGCTTTAGATAAAGCACATTGGCCTTGGTATCAAGGACTTTCTGAACCATAACCGGTGCGTTAGGCTTGCCGTTTGTCGTTGACTGGTTTGTATAGCCACCACTCACACTATCGAGATACACTGGCTGGCCTTTGGGATCTAGCATTTGTTCAGTCTTACCAGACTGATTAGCAACTTTCCCACTAATCGTCAACGTTGCGTTGCTAAAATCTTCTTGTGAGTTAGCCATTTCAGATAGAGCTTGGTCATAGGCGTCAATTTCATCAAGTTTAGTTTCCCAAGCGCCCACACGTTCCTCATTCAAGCTAAATTCAGTTAACGGTACTTGTTGGAACTAGTGTTCCTCATCACTAGTTAATGCCCAATCAGAATCAGGATTGGCACCAGCAGTAAAGTGATAGATATGGTTATCGGTATAAACCTCAATTTGATAATAAGTTTTATCAGCATCGTTAACGACATAATAGCGAACTGCGAACAATTCAATTGGTTCTACATCGGTAGACCAAACGACAAATGCACTGTTGGGGTCAATTGCCGTAATCTTAGGTTGCTTAGTTCCTTCAGGTACATACAGTAATTCATAAGCTCGCCCAACATTTGCTAGATTTTTCCCCATAACCTTTTCATGATATGGTTCATCGTTGGTTTGATTGAAATCATCAACAGCCTGAATAACATTTTCGCCAGTATCATCTTTATCATCTTTATTTTGATAGCCAAAAGTCAACGGTGTGCCAAACTCATAACCAACTTGGATGTTGGTAATGTATCGTGCTAAAGCGCTTGATATCCGATTGTCAGCCCGATTAGAACGCTTATTAGACAGCCAGTAATGAATATTATTATCGGCTAAGTAATAACGTTCCAGCTCCAAGATTCGGGGCAGTTGATTATTAAAGTGATCGCTGACGTACCATTGAACTAACTCTTGAAATGCGCTTGGATCATCTTTAATTGGTTGCCAGGAGGATACTGGAATGTTGTATGGTTGATTAGTTTGAAATGCATATCGATTACCATAACGTTGGCCGTTTAATAAGTTAATGGAGTTTGGCTGTGGATTGATTGAACGATAATGTGCTGATAAATCATTTGTTTCCGCCACTGTCATTTACCTTACTTTCATCGTTTTTGTGTAATTCACAATATTTATGAGCAAATTTAACGGCCAACAACTTTTTGGAGTCGTTGACCGATTTGTCTTTTTCATTAATATTGTCATTCACTAATTTTGCTAAACTTTCAAATATCATTTTGACATCCAAACCAATTGGAATTGAATAAGTTATGCCACGATCTTTAAATTCAAGTGGCTTTCCATTGAGCATCGGTTCAAACACATTCATATCCATTGGTGCTGTGTCCTTGGTAGTTGCTTGCTTTTTCCATTCTTCCATTGTCATGAGCTTTGACATTTTCATCACTCCTAAAATAAATCATCGGGATAATCGATCAATCCTTTGTCAGCGAGCAGTTGATCTTGCTGATCATAATTGTCGTGTGGCTGATTATATTCATGATTCCATTGACGTGTTGCAATCGCGTAACGAATAGCATCCATCACGTGGTCATGTTCTTTGACTGGTTCACCAGTTTTGTCATTCCAGACGTACTGATAAACCTCATCCAAGAACTGCTGTATGCCTTCTTGAACGGCCATAAACTTATGCTGCTTAATAAGACCCGCAACTTGTTCAATGCCCTTTAAAACGGATTTATACGCATACTGAGCGTTGATGTTGTTTTCCTTGAACTTGTCAATATGTTCAACTCGAGCTGTATCACAATAAAACGGTATATTGTAGCCATAATCTTGTTGAACCTGTTTGGCAATCTTGACCCAATACATAATCTGCTCCAAATGCCCAGTATGCTCTTCAACTAAGTAAGTATTGCCATCATTATCATCAGCCAATACAACAATTGACGTATCGTGCTCATAGCCCCAATCGACGCCACAATAGTAAGTTAACTGTTGATCAGCAGTTCGTGTGTCAAACTCGGCGCGAGTAATTAGATTCTTTGATTTGTCAAAGTCTTGATAGACCAGACCTTCACCGGCAACCCATAATCCGAGTATCTTACGATCATAGAACATACCAGATGGAGTTGTTGATTTCTGACCAGCCACATATTCTGGATCTAATACGGTGTTATCGTCCATTGTAAAGTGATTGCTGATGATTTCGCTAGAATGCTTAGGATTATCTATATAATCCGTTTTGAGCCAATGCGTGGGCACATCAGGGTTAGTATCACAAACAACTCGTGCACCTGGTGTAGAGCATCGTGAACGGATCTCTTCGAATACTTCTTTATTGGCAAGTGAGGCTTCATTGATGTAGGCTCCAAACGAAGTCATTCCACGAATAGCGCCCAATCCAGATATAGATCCTGTAAATGTCTGAACTATTTTAACTGCCGGCAAACCAGGAAATTTAATCTTGAACGAATTGTGTTTATCAAATTTAAAGGTCAATCCAAATGTATTAGCAATTTCATTCAAGATATTATTGGCAATTGATTTGCTTGAAACTCCGGCCAGAATGTACATTGGATATTTAACTTTCTTAGATCGTGCAATTTCAGCAGCATGTTTAACTTCATATAGAAAAACAAAATTATCAACAAATGTTTTACCAGCACGAACGGCACCGTAATTAATCATCAATTTCCAATGACGATTATTCAGTTCTTGGTTTAAAACCTGCTGTTGCTTCTTAGTAAATAAATCGTCAATCGTCATTTTGATCATCCTTCGGAACGTTCTTAGCAAGCTTGCCCAACATATCAGTTAATGCATCCATTTGATCATCTTTATCATCTTCAAGATCTGCCAACTTGGCTTCGGCCATTGCGGCATCCGCGTTAGCTTTACGCTGTTGGGCATCTTCTAACGTTGATACCGTCATCGACCGATCAAGAATATCCTTAGCAGCGTTAAAACGCACCATTTCAGACTTGGCGTGTAGCAATGAACGCATCGTAACAATGGCTTCCGGCGTCAGATCAATCAGCATGTAATGGTTATATTCTTCCTGGGCTTTGCGGAATTGTTCATGAGTTTTCCAATTATAAAATGTCGAACTGGCTACTTGGAGACCAGCAATGATTTTCTCTTGTGTGAGATTGCCCGGAAACATTAACATGATCGCTTTGCGTTGCTTTAATGGCAATTCATAAAAGGTTGCTAAATCTCTAATTTTCTCCTTAGCCATTACATATCACCACACCTCCGTGCTAGTTATTTTATGTGTTAAAAAGGCACTGCTATTAAGCGATACCAATTGATCTTTCCTGCTTTAGTTTAAGTTCATTCAGCCGTCGAGCCTGTAAAGCTTTTCGCTTGCGATCCTTGATTTTCGATTTTTTATGACTATTCGTATGCTTGTTGTGTTTGCTCATTTAACAATCTCCCAATCGTTGGCTAACATGTCTGTTTGACTTGCTAACCACGGCACTCGATCTTTAGGAGCATCCGGATTGTCAGTTTTAAGACCTGTAGTATCAATGTAGATAAAATCGTGGGTCATAACCTTATCGAATCTATTATTCGGCGTATCCAGGCGTTCACCTTTTTTCAATGCAATAAAGATTCCCTTGCCATTCCATCCTTTACGTGCAATGCAATTATCATTTTTCAATGCTTCTAATGCTTCGCCAAAATTCATAGTTAACCTTTCTCCTTTTTCTTCAAATTAAAAGCGTCCTCTTTGCGAAGACGCTTCTTTAAGTCTTTGTCCAGTTGTTTGTCAATCCGATATTCCTCTTTGGAAACATAGCCGTAATCGGTTTGCTTCATAGGTGTATATGGATGTCTAGATTCACTCATCAGTACCACCAGCCCCTATTACGGCCATACTCAACGATCCCAGCCGGCAACAACATGACCAGGATTAAAATAATTAACGTGGCCACATTGCCACCTCCTTGTGATACAATTATTTGTGAAGAACTGATGTGATAGTTCTTCACATTTTACTCATATGATTTACCTTGTGATTCTATATGGCAATGCAATTGTTGGTGAACGTTTGCGTTGCTATATTTTGTAAGCGCAACCAAATGTGCTATAATTGCTTTTAGAGGTTTAGTTACCTCAGTGAATATCTCTTAAACATAGTTAGCTGTCTCGATGGGTGCTTAATAGGCACCCATTTTTTAGTGCAAAATAAAAGCCGGCGTTTTCCACGCACCGGTCACACTCACAGATTGCGTTAACAGAAACAGAGAATCTCGAGTACTTAACTATATTTTCGATAAAATAAATCATCTGTGAGTTTAAAACTGCCTGTGAGAATCGGACTCACAACTAACCGCCAGGCGGCAGTCCACTTGAATACTTTATATTTTAGAGGTATGTGCTCGTTAAAGCACAACGTGGCTGGCAGGGAATCGAACCCTGCACGGTAAGCTGTCCGCCCTCTTCGTACGTATACGTTACAGCCACACATCTAAATCCAGAAGGGTGAAACTCTTTTTAACAAATTCCACAATACCAATATAACCCCTTAAATTGCATTTTTTCGGCAGAACATCGGCAGATTGTCGGCAGATTATCGGCGAACTTTTTTTGCTCGTAATGTGTCACGCGGACAAACTATCGCAAACACCCATAAGGCTTGTTTCTGATAATCGTTATATGTACGCTCAGGCAGATAGTTTAAATCATACTTCTCTGCTAAGCGTTCACAGCACTTTTTTACGGTGTAATGATTAATGAATCGATACTCCAATAGGTCGGCTAAAAAGGCATTCTGATCATCAATCGAGCTCATGAGTTGAATGGTCTTCAAACGCAACTCACATTCCATCTTAGCGGTGGCTTGCTTAATCATCTTATCTTCTTGTCGGGTATGTCTAGGGTCTGACTGCGCCTTTGGCATGCCATCCATAGTTGGAGATTGTAAAGAGAAACCGAACCTAGCGGCCTCAAGTTGCCAATCCTGATACTCATACAAAAACTGTTTAGCATTTTTAATTGTTTGCTTTCTATCCAATAGACCAAAGACACTATCCATCTCCGCAACTCCTTTGTTGTAGCTTTAGTTGATGCTATAATTAGTTTGTCGAATAATTATCCTCACCTAGGCTGCCGGAAACGGGAGCTTTTTTATCTTTCACGAAATAGATGGACATCCGCCACCAAAACAGCGAATAAACTTAATCCCACAAGAATAGCGAAGCAAACAGCAAAAACACGAAATAAAACTACCATCCAGATAATGAAAATGAATGCTAAAACAAACAAGATGGCAATCCCTACATCAATCAACCAATCTTTCATTTAATCTCTCACCTTGCTTTCGCCTCTTATCGCTTTAACTTTCTAACTTCACAATTGAGTTCATGTCGATAGAAAAAGTTTTTAATAGCTGCCCCGATATTGCCAAGATGTGCTTTAGTTGGATCGTCGTCTTCCCAAACAATTACTCGATATACATGCTTCTTTAACATTTTATTTTGCTCCCCTTATGTCTAACCGTTTCAAAAATCGTTAATCCTAAAGCCGCAACTAAGCATGCAACCTTTTGTGAACCGCTTAGATTACTTTCGGCTAAGTTAAGCACTAATGTAGTTGCACTAATAAGTACCAGAGTGAAAAGAAACTCACCCATAAAGTTAGCAAGCCACGATAATTTCTGCTTCATTTCTCTGCCTCCAAATCCTGAAATGACTTAACAACGTAATCAGTAAACTCTTCGCGATTATTCCTGATATTAAAACCTATGCGGCTAAGAAGCAGAAGACTGTTATTATCAACAGCAAGACCGATAATATCAAAAACTCGAGCCACAACATAATAAGGACTGTCATAGCCATATTCGTTCACAAATTTTGGCAATAAAACATCATTTACATAATCTTTAGTTTCTTGCAGTAACATTTTTATTTCCCCTTTTTATTCCCCGTGTACGAATGGTTTATCAATGTGTTCAAGCTCATACAGCGCTACTTTTAATCCCGGTGAGAACATACCGTTTCCGCTTTCATCTTCACTTAGCATCGTCATTAAACGGGCTTTTAATTCTTTCATGTCATCGCTTATACCTTGCACCTCAATAACTTTATTCAGCAACGCTCCATAGAAGTAAATCTGTGCATTTTCTAAAATCTGATCAACTTCAAAAATGCCAATTCCCAAGTCTTCAGATAAATCTTGTTTAACTTCATCATTCATGCCGATTGACATATTCTTGCGAATGTCGTTAACGTTATCGAAAACGTCCGATACTCTAATTTTCATTTGTCTGTCCTCCAAAACTTCAACTCTATCCACGCCAATATCTATCGACCAACCTGATAGCGATATAGATCATAGTCGCCAATGGAATAACCAATCCACCGATAGACACAATAAATGCCGCAAAATAACTATCTCGCTGTTCTAAAATGTCTGATAAAACAGATCCGGCAATCGGAATCATAATCCACGCAAAGGCAATTCCTAGCGCATAGCCAGCCACTTTAAATTTATCCTTCAATTCTTTATTCCTCCAGTAATCCCGCATTTTCGTGAATGTTACCAATTACTTCACAGCTCTGATATTCCTCACCCAGAGCGCTATCAAGCCCATTGCCAACAATCGAGAATCTCGCATCTTCATCGCTGTAGATAACTTGATACCCTGGATCATCAGGGTCCACTTGGACAATGTCTCCTTCATAAATCTCTTGGCCTTTTGCGTCTTTCAAGCCGGTAAACTGCTCCAAGGTTAGGCCATCCCCATCATAAAAACATTCTTTCGACCCTTTAGCACCTCGGTCATCTAAGTAGCAGTAAACTTGCGCACCATCTATTGGTCCATCAAAACCAATTCGATAAACTTCTAACATGCGTTTTTCATCTCTGTCCCAAGCTCTGAACTTAATTTCTCTGCTCATTTATCTGCCTCCCTAATATTCCTCAAATATGCCGTTCTTAGCGTCGTACTCGGCGATTACCACCGGTATCTTATACTTAGCCATGAACATCTTCATACGCAAGACAGACGCTCTGGTTAACGTTGCACGGCCGCCTTTCACATCCACCACGCTAACCAAATTACCGTGTTCGTATATGCTGAAATCTGGCGTATAGGTGCAACCACGGACATGCTTCCTAGGATTTTGTAGATCGAAACTTGGTAAGGTCTCAAACTTCTCATGGATTTTAAAATCCAATTTCAAGTTCTTCAAGTGCAG